AACACAGGTCTCCAGTATTATTTAGAAGGCATTGATCACTAAAGGTAAAAGGTAATGTTCTGCTTGTTGTACTGCCCTAGTTACTGACTCAATAGTATCACCAGGTAATATAGGAACTTCTGTTTGTCTAATAACAGCACCAGAATCTAATTCTTCTGTTACATAATGTACTGAACACCCAGTTTCTGATTCACCTGCTTCAATTGCCTGTCTAATAGCATGTAATCCCTTATACTTGGGTAATAATGATGGATGTAAATTTATAATCCTACCAGGAAATGCATCAATAAATTTCTTACTGACAACTCTCATCCATCCTGCCATCACAATAATATCAATATTGTATGCCTCAAAGATCTTGATGATGTCATCTTCATTCTTACTGGCAATACGAACGGATGGTATATCTAATAGGTCTGCTCTTCGCTTTGCACCACAGTGCTTCTTATTGTATACCATTAATACAACATCATGCTTAGGGCATGAGTGAACTATGTTCTCGAAGTTAGTTCCTTCGCCTGAACACATTACTCCTAGTCTCATGGTTTAGTAGTGTTGCTACGTGTTCTGTTTATAATACTAATAAATTTATCACCTGCAAATGTGCCACCAAGACACACATCAATCTCGTCACCATCTTTCCAGTTGGTTTCACCATTCATTTTGGTGTGAGTCATTGCTACTTGAATCTTCTCAATGACTTCTTGTGTTAGTCTCATTCTTGTAACTCGTCTAAGGTTAATGGTGAGGAATGGCAGGGAACCCATTGATTGTTCTCCCACTTGTGAGCATTCATTTCCTTTAAAGGATAAGAAGGTTCTTGCTCACCTACTTTATACTCAAAATGTTTTGTATCAAAATAAGAAATACCTGGCGGTTTAGGATTATCATATGCCATTCTTAATTTCCTTTGGTACTCACGTTCATCAAGCACTTCGTTAATAAGAATCTTCATCTCTTTAACATAACTCTCAGTGAATAATCTAGTAGGTCTAATCGTAGCCTTAGGTAGGTCTCTCTGCTGTTCATCTAGTGGTTTACCCTTGTAATTAGGATCAGCAGGACCACTCATCCCTTGTGTGTCAATCTTCATCCTTCTAGTTCATTTTTAAGATTCTCTAGCATGTCATGTGCATCAATCAATGTATCAATCTTTAATAACATATCAGCAATATGCTTAGACACATATGATTCTTCATTACGTGCTGAAAATGCTAGAGCATTTTTTAAATTTAATTGTGACTCTCTAAGAGAATCTTCTACTTGTGCAGATAATGGCATTACAAATCTCCTTGCTTACGGTTTTCAGAATAGTGTGCATCAAACTCACCACCTGGATATCTTGATTTTAACTTATCTATATTCATTTCAATAACGTCATCCAGAGATACATCTAATGCCATACATGCTTGCATAACGTACCACATAACATCTCCAAGTTCTCTCTTGAGATGAAATAGGTTCTCTTCATTAACTGGTTTACCTTGAAAGACCATCTTCTTAATGATCTCAGTAAACTCTCCTGCTTCAGCACTCATACCGAGAGCAGCAGTTAATAATCTTTCAATGGGAACACCATTATCACCTGACTGTAGTTCAAAACATCTAGAATTAAAGGAAATATAATCCTTAGATTCTTTAGATGTAACTGCGTCTACAAACTCAGCATACTTTTGTGGGTCAATCATACTTTAATTCAGCAAAGGATTTTTTAGCAGTAAATTTCTTTACTATTTCTGGTTGGTCATCTTGACCTGAATCTGCAATGTCACTTTGTGCAGACTGCTCTACATCATACAGCCTCATCTTCGCTCTGTCAATACCTACAACAAATCTTTTGTTCATTGTCGGATCATTGTATCGATTCTTTAACTGTTTAACCATGATCTGATTCATACCTTCCAACTCCTCAGTAGATATGAGAGCGAACATAAGGTCAGCAGTAGCAGGGAGTCCAAAGGATTCTGAAGTGTCAGTAAGGTCAACATCAGAAGACCCGAAACCAGCACGAGTAGTTTGAGTAGCACTAACAATCGGGACGTTAGTCTCCACAGCAAGACCCCGAAGCTCTTCCGCAATCGCTTTAACATAAGTGTAACTGTTAACAATGGAACCCTTGTACCTCTGGGAGGCACATATGTTTAGATAATCTATGAATACTATATCTGGTTTTATACTTCTCTTTAGTGAAAGGTCATTAAGTAATGATTTAAAATGTCCTACGTGTGCAGATGCAGTAGGATACTCTTTTATAATCAATTTACCTTGTGTTTTCTTACCTAAATTTCTAATCTTATTTTCAAACATAACCTTTGGTAGGTCATGTAATTTCTGAATGGGTATATTTAAAAGGTTAGCATCAATTCTTTCTGCTATCTTTTCCTCTGCCATCTCCATAGTAATGTACAAAACATTTTTACCTTGGAGTAAAGCACTCGCAGCAACATGGCACATGAATAAAGACTTCCCAACACCAGTGCCAGCAAGAGCGATGTTAAGAGTTTTATTTGGGAGACCACCCTTTGTAATCTTGTTAAGGAACTCCAAGTCGAACGGGATCTTGTCTTCTTTTCTATGGTAGAAATCGTATCTTTCATCAGAATCTTTTAAGTAATCGTGTCCTACATTCTGATCAAAAGATACTCCTAGAGCATCACTTAATATTTGTGGGATTGCTCCCTTGTCACGTTTCTCATCTTGTCCATCAGCAATCTTAACACTCTCCATAAGAGACAGATAGATTGCTCTCTCTTGACACCACTTTTCTGTAGTATCAACTATCCAATCAAAGTCAGATTTCTCATCAACTAAATTTTCTAGTACAGTAGTAATGTCTTTGAACTGATCCTCTGTAAGATCTGTTCTCTCTTGACATTCAATACCAATAGCATTCATTGATGGCAATGCATTGTATTGACTAATGTATTCATGCACCTCTAAGAATATAATCTTGTAGGGAGTGGAGGTAAAGTATTCCGATTTTAAAAATGGCAACACCTTACGTGAGTATTCCTCATTGTAAATGAGGTTACTAATGATAGTGACTTCTAGATTCATGGTAGGACAGTTTCAGTCATTCCTTGCATAGTATAATGCAGATAAGATCCAATGATATATTTGTTCGATGATACAGGTGGTAATCCTGCATGTCTGTATTGCCACGTTGGTGGGAATACTAATATGTTACCACGTTTCGGTTTAATTGCACACTTTAATTTAGGAAAGTAAGTCTCTCCACCCTCCTCAACATCATTAAGATATAAGAAGGCAACAAGAAATCTTATTGCTGAAGAATGATCACCAACATCAACATGCTCTTTGAATTGATCATGCCCATTTGGTTCGTACATCTTCATACGAAACTGTTCAAAGTTATATCGTTGAGGGAAATCATGAAGGCAATCAACGTCTTCAACATATTGATTGATAGCATTAGCAAAAACATTTTGTAATGTCATCTGGATACCCATCCACAGGGGATCCTTATCAAGAAATCTTTGAGATATGTTTAAGTCGTGGAAGGTTGGTCGTTCTTCTCTATCGACATATACGCTGTCGGATTTATGAAATGCTTCAATGATAGCGTCACATAAATCGTTACCAACTTGTTCAGAATAAGTTCTAACATAATCAGTTAATTTAAGCACCGTAAAGAAACTCCTTTGCTGCACATTCATCTAATGCTTGCATTATTTCAGGAGTAAAATATTTTTCTGGATCTGAGTAGATTGCTTTTGGATAAACTTTTGCTTCACCAATCTGGTATCTATTAGCTGCTCTGGTGAAGACACCATGCTTTTCTCCTAGTTCTAGGAGACCATAGTATCTGTCAAGACCTCTCTCATCGTAGAACAATCTTGTTTCTACTTGGGAGTTTTCTTTTGCGAGTCTTGATTTAGCACTCTTAGCTTTAATAATGTTTCCAATAACCTCGCTCTGATCCTTTTCCTTTTTTTTGCTGAGATAAATGATCGTAGACGCGGCGTACTTGAGGCCACTGCCTCCTCCCATTTCTTTAGTAGGGATGTAAGAACCGACAACATCGTAAGTATGATTTGTAACTATAAGGGGAACGTTTGCTTTTCCTAGTTTGAGAGTGAGAACTCTAAAGATGGACTTAACAACTTGTGCTCTAGTCATGTCACGAGTCTCTTTTCCTGCTTCAGAGTCCTCAATCTCTTTCGTAGTAGAAAGCATACCTAAAGAGTCTAACACAAACATTAAGGGTTTGCGATCTTCTTGAGGTTGTTGTAAATATTTATCTAATATTTTGATTGATTGAGTCCTAAACTCCTGCACTGTAGTCACAGGGACTATCATCATGCGATTGGAATCTATACCTCTTTTTTCAATAAGGTCTTTACTTATTGCAGACTCTGATTCAAAGTAGATGACACCGCTATCGTCACTAGACTTAAGGAAATGCTCAACAACCCCAAGGCAAAAATAAGTTTTACCAGTACTTGACTCTCCAGCGAGAGCAGTGATCTTATTTCCTGGGATTCCCCCGAAAATTGACCCAGATACCAAACCATTGAAAATGTAACTGCCAGTGTCAATAAAATTGTTTGTATCACCAGCTGCCACTCCGTCACTGACAAGTGAAGCATATTCATTATCGATCTCCTTTACGATGTTTTGTAAAAAACTCATGGTGTTTTTTTAATCAAGTTAGTAATGTAATTAGACCGCCTCATGGATTTTATAAACCATTCAGCTTCCGTTTTATCAAAGAATTCTTTCTCCTCTGGCATAGCACCAGCACCAAAAGCTTTCTTATATTCTACAATGTATGTGGTCATCCAAATAAAAATTCAAGGTTAGCAACTTTTTCGGGCTTCCAACCTATCGTATCCATGATGACCTTAATTGGATCTAAGAAACTCTTACTGAATTGTAAGTCATAGTCCACCTGTTTGTCAAGCCCAAACTCTTTTGGGAATGTGCTCAGGTATGAGATCACATTCTCATTGATTTTGTTTGGGGTCTTAAGATAAACAAACTTAATCTTTTCGCCATCCTGTATTAAAGGATACTTGTGAGTAAGTTTGTTCTTCTTATTATAGAAATTGTACAATAAAGCACCCCGAACATGTATCGGGGTTCCTTTACCATAAATGGATGATTGGTTCGCCCACTTATTTATTCCATTGCAACCTCTGGGGAATGATATGTCCTCAACAGGTAACTCTGTAAACTGTTCTTTGAAATTTGAAATAAATTGCTGTGCCTCTTCCTCACCTTCATTCATAATCACCTTCAAACATTCTTTAATCTTATCCCTACATGCACCTGGTGTAGAAGATTTCACCGCCTCAATACCCATGATTTTTAACTTGGGTTCTTTAAACCGTACACCTTCTATGTCCCATGCATTGAGAATATATCTTTTCTTCGCAGTCCATATACCTTTGTTAGCAATGGTCTCACGTTTCATGAACATCTTCTGTTCGTAAGCGTTGACATAGTTGGCCAACGCTTGGTAAGAACTAGAAATATATTTTTCCAGTTCCAACTCACACACCTTATCGAGGAACGAAACGATCTTTTCATTAGATGCCTCTCTGCCTTTGAATACAGTTTGAACCAAAGGACCGAGGTGCAAGTAAATAGAATCAGTATCACTAGCAATAACATAATCTTCTCCTTCTGTTTTTAGAATCTTATTAAGGTAATCATTCATCCGTTGTTCAATCCAACGGATGCTAACCTGCCCACTAAGAGTAATCGCCTCAGCATTCGCCAAGTTATAATATCTAAAGTATTGATTTCCAATGGCTCCATAAGCTGAATTGAGCTGTATTTTTCTAGCCATTTGGATGTTATTGAATTTACTAATAT